GTCGTCCTGTTTGATGGGACAACTCCTCGCGTGGCTGACACCGTGCGGTCGACACACTGCCGACACGCACGCTGTAAGCTATGCGGATCGGCATGTGGCCGAAACCTAGCGAGCCCTTTCATGGAACTCGTACTAGTACCTGATCCTTAGTCTTAGAAGACTAACGAACGGGGACGTTCGGAGGCCCACGAGGAAGGCTAACCCCCTAACCCTCTGGGAGGGAACCATACGATTCCTCCATGAGTAGCTAGGCAGGTTGTGATGCGGTTTTCAGCAGCCTATTTAGCAGAGTTTCACTCTGGCTAGTGGCTGTCTACTTCCCGCTTTGGGATCTACCTGCTAATATCAAAGAAATTAAGGATTTCTTTGATAAAGTAGATAGATGGACTGCGAGTAATGGTAAGGTATGGACCGCGGACAGATGTAAATCTGCCCGATTGATCGTAACCCGAGCCTTCTGTGGCTCGCCATTAAACGCTCCGTTTGGTCAATCTGTCAGTAAGGCTGGTGTACCGAACCTCATTCCGAGGTTCCTACATCAACCTTTACTAGACAGAGACCCCAAGGCCTTTCGACTAACGTTAAGTTTATTAACGATTAGTCGAGGGTTCCTAGGCGGTAAACCTATATCCTTAAAAGACATTGAGTCTCCCTCTACAGAGGATGGCTCAGTGGACCTTAGTTGGTCGATCTCAGAAATGAGATCTCGATTAAGGGTAAAAGGTTGGTCGCCTTCTTGGGTGTCCTTTCATTGGACAGCCAAGATGGGGCCAAACGGACCTGCACTGGCGTATAGCTTGTTGGAAGCAGGGTTGCTTCCACAAGCTTTACGGGACGCGATCGCTACGTTGGCAGGGCCCTCTATTTCCCGTATGATTAGGAAATTGAGTGCTCTGCCAGCACCTGCCCTCGCCGCGTTGAAAAGCGCGGCGGGTCTGAAAGAGGATCCATCAATCCTTAGACGGATCTCTATCAAACCGGATAGGGAGTGCAAGGAGCGACCGTTCGCGATGCTTGACTATTTTAGTCAAACAGCGCTTCGTCCTCTCCATGAAATGTTGTTCGACAACTTGAGGAAAATACCTCAGGATCGAACTTTCATTCAAGGAGATCAGTTCAGGTTACGCCCACCCAATGGGCATAAGTATTATTCCTTCGATCTGTCAGCTGCCACTGATCGGTTTCCGATCCGTGTGCAGAAACAGGTCTTAGGAATCCTTATCGGGCCCGAAAGGGCCGAAGCATGGGCCCACATCATGGTAGGTTACCCATTCGCCTATGCAGGTCGTAGCGTAAGCTACGCCTGCGGTCAGCCAATGGGAGCCTACTCTTCCTGGGCTCTCTTCGCACTATCGCATCATGCGGTAGTGTGGGAGGCTTGCAGGAGAAGTGGTGTGGATCCAGTTTCTGCTCCATATATCCTCTTAGGAGATGACATAGTCATCGCCCATGACGATATAGCGGAACACTATAAGGCCTTATGCCACTCGCTGGGTGTGGAAATATCTCCAACGAAGACTCATGTGTCCGAGGACACGTGTGAATTCGCTAAGAGATGGTTCCACAAGGGGATGGAGATAACTCCATTCCCTTTACACGGTGTCATAGAGAATCGTACGAGCTTTCACGCTCTATACGAGACTCTCAGACAGTCCTCAAAAAGAGGGTACTGCCTGCCAACGCCGTGGCAACCCAGTCTGTTCTTCCCTCGATTACTGGAGGCCTTAGGACATAAAGGACGAATGGTCCCTTATCTCTCAAGGAGGATCCAGATGGTCCACCTGCTTCCTATTGAGCGAGTTTCCTATTGGGAACTAGCTCAACGGGCGCTTAACTTCACTTATATTAGTGGAGCTAAGTGGATCGGTAGTCTAGATGAGGATGCAATTAATTTTGCATTCTCTCTAGCTGCCGGTCGAGCATGGGAGACCATGGTTCGAAGGGAGAGAGAGAAATTGACAAGAAGGGTGGACCAACTCGAATTAGAGTTTGCCCACGCCCTCGAGCCAGTTCTCTCAGGGTTGGATGACCAATCCACGCTAGAGGAGCTTGTCCATATCCTACCTCCGGTTGCGGCCCTCATTGAGAGGGCTCAAACCGCAGCCGAAGGGTTGGGTATAGACTCGGCAGAGGAGATCGACCAGGGTAACCTTGTTCCTATTTGGGACAAGGCCAACTTGATCGATTATACTCCTATGCCGAAACTCAATGGGATTGCTCCCATGAGAGCTTCTCTACGGAGAGCGTTAGCTCGTAGTCACTGGGCCCTGGAGGTATCTAGAGTACTGGGTACTCCAGAGTTCCGGGGCGTAGTCAGTGACTAGAGGAGTTAAAACTCATCCGCCATAAG